AAAGCAAGCCACAATCCTATCGAAGTTTCCTTCATCATCATATTGTATAATCTCTTCAAGAAGAACAGGATCAAATATCTTTGTTATTCCAAGAAGCTCTCTGGTGATTGCACCGTTTTCATCCTTCTCTGTATAAATCACTTCTTCCATATACTTTTTTAAACAGCCGTGAAGGAAGTCTATAATCTTCTGTGCTGATCTGTGTATGCCGTATTCACGCTTAGCTGTTGTATTCGGAACAATTTCCATCAACCACTCGGGTTGTTTTTCAAGATAACGGGCATCTCCTTTGGCCTTCATGTATTCTATGAAGGAAATATCGTCATTTTCACACAGAGTTCTTGCATTGTAATATTTTATAAGAAGCCTTGCCTGCTCCTCCCATGTTTCTTTTTTCTCAGGACGTGCACAATAGGAAGCTACAAACATGTCCTGAAACTTTTCACCCGTAAGGGAGTTCATTCTCTTGTATATATAGACAGAACCAAGGGATGAACTGTATTTTGCCTGTCCCTGTCTATAATTGTCCACTCCTGCTACATACAATCCATACGGAGGATTCTCCACCGGAAATTCATAAATCACAACAGGAGCATCCTTTAAATCATTAGGTCTGAGAGGGAAGTTTGTAATTGGTTGTTTATCTGTAAACTCATGAACAATCTTCTCCCCGTCATGAACGAGAATAACAGGAGTTCCCATTCTGGTGCCTTCCTGTAGTCTGAACTTCTGTCTCTTTGCTATTTCAATATCAAATATATTAACATCTTCACTCAGAAAAATATCATCTACTTCTATTGGATAATACATTTTCTCTTTTAAATATGCAATTCTATCTCCTGCTCGTTTTAATCTATTAAGATTATCATCTGTAATCTTTTTTGCTTTTTCCTCATTCGACACCAGCATCGGAACCTTATATAGAGAGCTATTTAAAGGTTTATTTAAAAATTGCCCTAAAGAAGACTGTTCTTTTGCTTCCATTCTATATCTGTAAGATAGATATAAACCATGTGTCCTTTTCTGATCAACACTATTATTATATACCAAAAAGTTAAAACTATCTACATCAAACATTAAAGTTTTTGCATCTGCAAATTTCTTCATATCCCCACCCGTTCCAGTAAGAATTGGAGAGCATGTCCATCCATATGGAGTTGTAAATCCAGGAACTGCTGCCTGAAGACCTCTCAAAAATCTTCCTTTACCTATCTCATCTATTATTAGTTTTCTTGGCTTTGTACCAGCAATAGCTTCTTCGTTAAGTCCTTCATCTAAATTTCGTACAAGAATTTGAGAAAAAGGAATTCTCTCTCCAGATTTTGTTTTAATGCCAAGAGTTACCTGACTTTTCCAATTATCCTCAACTCTCTGCCATCTCCAAGCTTCTGGAATGAAATTAAGTCCTTTATCGAGTTTATCTGTAATTAACTTTATATCTGAGGAATTCAATCCAGCAATTATATTCTGAGAATTCTCATCAAACGTTGCTCCCCACGCTATATAACTTGCTTCAATTACAGATTTTGCAAATCTTCTTAGTCCTAATATTACTAAGCCTTTTTGCTCTTTGTGTGCCCTATCAATTTCATTTGTAACTAACCACTCATTATCTCTTAATAAAGGATTATGATATTTCTGTCCTATTCTTCCTCTCTCATCAACTACGTCTATTTCTGTATGCCAAAAATTTAGATGCCACATTAAGAAAGGATTAATATATTCACCTTCCATATAACACCCGTCCAAACACAGTCTTTTGTGGAAATTAAAGAACTTTTTATATTCAGTTGATTGTTTATCTGGTATTCTGGATTGATTGATATACCAGTCCTTATAATCGATTTTTGGTATATCTAACATTTTGTTTCAAAGTTTTCTTTTTTTCTATCAATATATAAGTTGTCACAATCGGTATATAGATAATCATATAATTTTTTGCATACACCATTTCCATGAAATGCTAACGACTTTGTCCTTTTCTTTCCGTGTAGTTTATTACTATTTAAATAACAATTAGTAATTAGTACATTCATAATATGATTCAACATCTCTTCATTTCCAATTTTCCTCGTTTTCTCATTGTTCCATCCATCTGCATACAATAGACCGAGAAAATAAGATTTATCTTTTGTGTCAATCTTATCAAAATATGAAGAATCACAACTATAAAGTTTTCTAAGATCTTTATTTTTTCGAGGCGAAACGTTATATTTAGATAAAAGTTGTTGAATTTTCCATGTACTTATCTTATAGATAAGAGAAGTGTTTAATATAGAAATTCCACTTCTATACTTTTCTACTATAGTAGTTTCTTCTTTCTCGCTAAAGAATCTTCTCATTTTCTCGTCTTTAAAAAATCTTCTGCGATAATAGATACTTCTGTATTACCTCTTATCTGTAATTTACTATCTTCTTTCTCACGAAGCCTTTCCACCACCTCCAATAAGGCAAGATAGTTCTTCATTGTCTCCTGTATGAATTTTCCCTGAGCTTCAATGGAGGCAATCACCATAGGAATCAATCCTCCCCTTGCTGTTGGTTTTAGCTCTATCCTGTCCTTCATTGTATGAAGGGGATGCTCGTCAACGTATGTCTTCCAAGATTCTAATTGTGCCTCAGCCCAATCAAGTTCTGCCGACGTATATGTGTTCTTTTTTCCTGCCATTACAAAAGAGATTCAAAATCAATGTTTTCTTCCTTAATTTCTTTCTTATTTACTTTCTTCTTCACCGGAGCGTCATCATTGACAATGAACCATATATGGTCCTGCCTATTGTGCTTCTCCACTTTCATATCAACGAAATCTATTCCGCTGTCGTATATTTCTATGAGGATGTCAATGAGACCCTCAAGAGGAATTTTCTTTATTTCCATAGCTTTCCATTGCTTGTGTAATTTCTTCTTCCTGCTCAGAATTCATCACCTCTCTCCATTTATATTCAGGACATGTACAGGAGAGACATGCTGTTTTAGCCGAGAGGGTGCATCCACATATAACACAATGATGGTCTCTCCTTATAGTTTTATGATGTTTTGAGTGATGGGGACATTCATTGCATATCTGCATCCTCTCCTTCTTCACCTGTTGAATTAATGTTTTCAGGTGCTTCGGAGGGAAGAGGTTGTTTCTCCATCCTTCATAGATATTAGCCAAATTTAATCTATTCATATTTAACATTAAACTTATTACTTTTTTGAATACCTAAACAAATTGAAGAAATGTTACCTTGTGACGTAGATAGAGAAATAGCAGCAGCAGTTGCTGATGTGAATCTATTTATAATATTATTATCCTTATCATACTGGATTACTGGTTTATATCTTGCAATAGATAACTTTCTATTATGGTCAATTGTTCTATTTACTCTTCTACCTTTTAGACTGTTAGATATTTTCAATTTAGTAGTTTCCTTTACTTCTCTTCCTTTACAGTTTCCAGCAATTGGAGTGGCATTATAACCTTTACTATACGAATCATAATAATTTATCCAATATTGCTCTCTTTCTAAGATATTAATACTATTACAAGTTTCTATGATTTCAAACTTAAAATTGTCTTCTCCATACTTGTTCCAACTATTCTGAAGTTTCTTAGAATGATGTGTATTATTACGTAAATGAGATATATGAGAAATTTTACGTCGGTTAAATCCTACAATAGTAGACCCTATGTATAATTTTTCAGTTAAGATGTTAGTTATCTTATAAATCTCACCCTCGTATATCTGTCTTACATCCATTCAATTTATCGTTTAGATAATTAAAATTCTTAACCAATGACTCTATCCTCAACTGTGTGTTTCTTCTCTTAATCTCACTCGTAGAAGGATCGTTTAGAATACCATTTAAATAATCAATGTGATCAGAAAACTTCTTCAGCTTCTTAACGGCCTTCTTCCTATTGAAAAAGAGCTTTCCAAATCCGGAAAATTCCAAGCTGTCACATGTATTCATGGCTTCAAGAGCAGACTCAAATTGATGATTCACCACTGTCTCAATAATATTCTCCTGCACCATGCTCCTGACAGACATGTTCCTTATAATGAAGGCTTTGACAGAAATAGAAACAGGCTTATCCATATAAAAGGGTTATTTCTAATTTGATGGCATCGTTAAACTTAAGACAAATGACAGGATTCACTTTTGTCTTTCCATTGTCCTTGACAAACACCTTTAACCTTGTAAGCTTGGACACCATATTATTAATGGTTTGAATGGAGGTGCCATATTTCTCGCAGAACTCTTCCTTTATATGAGCATACGAAATATTCTCCCTTATGGCTGTGAAGGCAATTAGCTGAATTTCCCTCTTCGTCAGAGAAAGTGAATTTACCGAAGAGACGATGTTATAATACATCTCGGCCAATTTGTACCTGTCATCATTAGCCTTTTTCAATTTCTGAACAATCATACATTTCCGAATGTAGTTTCAAATACAAATATACGCACATTTTGGGCAAAGTCAACATTCAATAACAAAAAAAGTTAATTTCCCTCATGCTCTCTTGAAATAATGTCCTCTATGTTTATATTTTCCATAAGGAGCGTTGATACACTTTCTCACTTTCATTTGGAGAAAGTCATTGTAACAATCCTTCATCATTCTATAATGTTTCTCTTCTCCGGTGGAAATATTAACAGCAACTATTCCCACTCTCTTTAGATTTCTATCCTCGTAGGGAATAATCTCTTCTGATGACTTTCTTTTTCCTTGTCTATAGTCTGGTTGTAAATCTTTTCTTAGTCTATAATACTCTTTTGGAGAAAGTTTCTTTCCGTATTTATAAGAAGACACCCTCTCCTTCCTATAAGAGAGGTAATCAAATAAAGGATTATAGTCTTCCTTCTTAACAATTATCCATCCATGAAGAGATTTTCTTTTTCCTTTTCCCTTCCAATAGGAAGAGAGATCAACTATCTTATTCAAAGAAATAGATGTGACATTGCTCACCTCGTTTTGTCCTGTTAAAAATAATATCTTCTCCTTAGATATGCACACATATTCAGTTAGAGAGGAATTAAATTGATTAGCTTCCTCTTCTTGTTGTCTAATATTTCCCGGGAGAGTAATATTATATCCATACTCAGATAGATTCGATTTAAAATGAATGACCCACTTTGTTTCAAATGTTTCAAGTTCCTTTTTGGACAGAGAGCAATCTAAATGTTCAAGAATGCGAAACACAAAATCATCATGTCTGTAATTATCCCAATCTTTTTGTAGGAAAGAATTCTTGTGTTTTTTACTCCTTAGACGATTCCTATGATATTGCATCCTTTTTAAACAATTCTTTGAGGAGCCAATGTACGACTTTCCGTTACTTACATTCAATATCTGGTATACCCCCGGATAACGCTTTGTTTTTCCCATAATTAAAATTTTTGTAAAGATAAGGGATATTTTCTAATTTTCAAAATTTTTATTTCATTTTTTAAATTTTTTATGTGAGTGTCTACTAAGTAGACTCCCGACAACCCCCCCACCTCGATTTAGGGAGGTTGGGGACATCCCCCCTTATTAATAATCTAAAACTTCAAATTATGGAATTAAAAGGAAGAGAATGCCTGAAGATCAGGCAGCTTGCTGGAATCTTTGATTACTCAGCGGAAAGCAAAATGGCTGGTGAGAAATACCTGCGTTATGCCCATCTTGACAAGGTGTTCATTGTCAACCAGAAGGACAGGTTCAATCAGGACTTCGAAGCTGGGAAAGTTTACACTATCAATCTGACTCAGGATGAGGAAGGCTTATTGAGCTTTGCAGGCCACACAACTGTTGGTCAGGAGATCAGTATGAAGAAGACTGAGGTGATGCTTGAATCAATCACCATCGAGAATGTCAAGGTTGATTTGGCCACATTCGAACAGCTTGCTTAAAAGGGGGATTTTCCCCCTTTTTTCTCTCATATATGAGGGAGGGATAATACATTCGTATATGGGTGGGGAGAGTGGTCAAGCAATATGAAGAATGTGTTTATTATTGCTCTCTCAGAGGGGAAATAATGAAATGGCTCATTCTCTGGTTTATGAGCTGTATAGGGCAAGGAGAATGTGACAATAAGTGGGTAGGACTTATTAGCTCTCCTTGTCCCTATATATAATATATGTATAGACCTCTCACACCATATTATATTAGATGACCTTCCCTATACATATATTATATATGGTGTGGCTGTCCTCTTATATAATATGGTGTACACTTTAGTCGCACTATTGAGGGAAGGACTATTTTTATTTTCATGGATAAAATTGCTAATAATGCACTGTTTTGTTATATCTTTGTAGCCTAAAAATAGGCACATGATACTCATAATTGACCCAAAAACCTTCAAATTGACCAAATATAGGTCACTAATTGAGGCATGTAAATGGGATAGGAAACTAAATTATAACACTCTCAGGAATAAAAAGCTCTCTTTTAAGGGAACAAAGTATAAAGATTTGATGATTTATCGGGTCAAATATTACAGGGATTAATGCGTGGAAACCCGCTGGTGGCGTACTATCAACGAATAATATGCTGTTCTACGAATGCTAAATTTGTATAGGATAGCTGAAATCTATCGCTTTATTGGGGAAGGAGTCTATTTTGTTCTTTATATAGAAGAGAGATGTTATTCTATTATTCTTTTGGGATGATGATAGTATTTCACGGCTGAAAGAAGATTGTTAACAATGTAAAGAAGGAATTGACATGAGTAATAAGAAACATAGAATCGATTTCTACAGCATCATGGTTATTATTTTGTTTGTTGGTATCATTGTAAATACATTATCCAAAGGATTATTAGCTATCATTCTCTATTTGATTTATAGAGTTGGTTGATCTGTTTGCATCAAGGAGATGCACTGATGAGACTTGATTAGTCGAAACAGATAATTGGTTGATGATTATTCTCTCTCCTCCTTCTCTGTCAGTAAGTTATGGAATATTTTTGAAAAAGAGAGGGAGGGAGAGAATATTAATAATTTAGCTCATGGATAAATTCTTATATAAGAGAGAGAAGGGAATTATTGTCTTTCAAGGACATCTTCCTGATGATTATGTTCTTAAGGATGAGGAATGGATTTATTGTCCTGTCTTAGACCAATGGTGGGATATTGACGGAGAATGTGATTGTCCTTTGTATTTTGATTAAATTGCATATAGCATTAACAATTAAAAATCTTGATCATGAAAATACTATCGTTTGAATTAACAATGCCCAATATAGGCAGTTGGAATGGAAAGTGGACAGGATCTGATAAGAAGTACTTTGTCATTCGTAAAAAGATTGGTTATACTAAACCAAGAAAAGACTATTATTACAACTTTGGAGATGGCTGGGGAGCAAATGTATGTGTTGAACAAGTTGATGCAAAAGAAGCAGCCAAAAGGAGAAAAATATCCTCTGGTTTTTGTGGCTATGAGCGGATGATTGATTCAATTATTATTCATGGTAACATTAGAATAGTAAATACAAATCACTAATCATTAACAATTAAATATTTTCGGATATGGATATAATAGAAAAAGTGTTTGATTCAATTGCTGGAATAGCTACTGAAGCATTTCTGTTAAAAGCGGGAAAGGACTTATTCATAAAAAGTCCTGTAAGAGTACTTACTGATGCAGTGAGGATCTCTGAAGAATTGACAATAGCTTCTATGGAGAAAGCTATTAAGGAGTTGGAGAATAATCCTGATATGGATATAGAAGGATTCTCTGACAAGATGGCCAAGAGGATGGTAGAAAGCGTCAACAAAGCTGCAGATGAATATGTTCTCCTCTTA